TAGACTTTATAGTATAATTTTGAGAAAGTGCAGCGTTAAAGTTTGGTTTTTTCTTCATTTCTGTTGGGACTGAACCATAAACTTCAAAGCCGTTTTTTTCAGCTATTGGTTTTAAATTATCTAATAAAGATTGTAAAGCTGCTTTATCATATGATACTTCTGTTGATATTCTTTTGGTTAACATTTTTCTTGCTCCTTGTACTTCTTTACTTTCTATTTTATTTAAACCATGAATTGCTATAAAATTAGAACCATAATCTTGTACATTTGTTTTTCCACTAACATACTCCATATTAAATAATACGTTTGGATCATCAAATGCACCTAAAGCTACAAGATCATTTTGTATAGTAGGTAATGCTTCATTAAACATATCTAATACTTCTCCTCCTACTTTAACCATTCCATGTCCTGGTTTAAATCTATCTTCTAAATCTGCTTTTGTAATTCCTTTTATATCAAGTGGTTTTTTAGAACCTCTATCCATAACAAACTGTTTTTTACCATCCAAATCTACTAATCGAATAGAACTATTTACACCATCTATTTTTACAGATCCTGGATTTAAGTTTAAAGAATCTGAGGATTTTATAAATATATCTTTTAAATCTTTTCCTGATTTTACTGAATCTATATCAAAAGGATGGTCCATATGTCCTGCTGCTCCTCCTTCTGTTAATATGTTTAACCACCAATCTTTTGAAAATAGTTTTACTTCATTTATTTTTTTATCAAATGATTTTTCTATTTCATTACTATCTTCTAAATTTGAAAAAAATTCTTCCCAAAAATATTCTAAGGCTTCTAATCTTTCACCTTCTAATTCTTGTTGTAATTCTATAAATTTTAATTTAAAATTAGGTGTATTTAACTGTTTTAAAATGTCAGCATGCATTGCAAACATTTTTATTTCTCTATCTGAAAGTTCATTTAAATTTATAGATTCATACATACTTCTAAATGGAAAATTTCTTCTATTATATTTGTAATTTGGTTCTACGGGTGTTTTAGGACCAGGATCATTACTTTTAGCATAATCATGGTAAAACTCATAAGAAGAATTAGTAGGAAATTTAATATAATCTCCTACATTAATATTATTTTTTTCACAATAACCCCCTTCTAATTCTAAAATATTATCTGCTATTCCTGTGTATTGAGGACAATTATTTTCTGAACAAGGAGGACAATTATGATGTATGTTAGTTATTTCATCTTTAGTTATAAAAACTATATCTAAAGGTATTAAACAATTTTTCATATGAAAAGATCTTTGTCCTGCTTCTCCATAAGGGAATAACATTCCCCCATCTAAATTATCTCTACCCATCATTCCTGTCATATGGTCTTCTGGAGTTACCATTATTTCTAAAGGAATTAATTGATTATTAATTGTTGCTTGGTTATTACTTTTAATTTCTTTTAAACTTGTTACTATACTCCATGCTTTTTCTTTTTGTTCTGAAGTTAAATGGTCTGGAATAAATTTATTAAATTCTTCTTTTCTACCTCCTTTAATAAAATCTCTCATATCTGTACCTGATACTCCTCCTGATTGTGGGGGTACTTCTGTTATATAGAATTTGATACCTTTAGGGTCTGAGAATTTACTTATATTAGCAAAACGTTTATCTTTAAAATCTTTTTCACCTACTCCCAAATATATGATAGATCCTTCAGGAGCATCTTGTTCTATAAAATCATAAACATCTTGTACTGGAGAATTTGAAGTTGAAGGTAAAATTGTAAGTTTATTAGCTACAGGATCAGAATCAGTGGATCTATACAAATCCCATAATTTAAGAGACATTTCTCTAGTAATATTATCTCTTTTTTTAGCACCTACTTTAATTAAAATAGTAGTAGCATCTGTGTTAGACGCTAACCATTTAGCCATATTATAATGCCCTGCGTGAGGTGGTTTAAATCCTCCAGGTAAAAGCGCTATTTTTTCCATTAACTAATGTAGTTTATTATAAATATAAAACTTTATGACAAGGCTAATCTTTTTTTTATTAAAAGAGAAGTTGTAAATTTTGTTGCTTTATGTAGTAATTTTGTAAATTCTTTAAAACCTAATTCAGATGGATCTTTATCACCCATTTCTATAAGATAGACTTGTTTTCCATAAGACATAAATGTTTCTGCGTGGTTAAAGGCATCCTTAAGTGCATCTTCATCTAAAGCAAGATATATTTTTTCTACATTACTTTTAATAATTTTTTTCATTAAGGTTGTAGATAATTTTTTTCCAAATAAAGGAATCGCATTACGTTTTATAGCCATAGCATCAAACGCACCTTCGCATAAAATAATAGGTAAATCCCAGTTTATATACATTTCAAACCCAATTATGTCCTTGGTACTGGAAGCGAGTTTATGTTTAATATATGCGTTTTTATCAAATGAACGACCTACGTAATAATTTAAAAAACCATCTTTATCATATGATGGAACTACTACCATATTTCTTAATGGTCCTTGTTCGCAATAATGTAAATCATATTTTACTACGTCTTGTTGAGTAATTCCTCTTTGATTTAAATAATGTAAAGCGTGTCTTGATAAAACTGCAGAACTAGATATTATAGGTACTACTTCTTTAGGTAACATTAAAGTATTAGCGTCAACTTTTTGTTTGACTTGCTTTTTAAAATTGTATTGTTGATCTATTTCTTTTAAAGCACTATATGCTGCTCCTGGAGCGTTAGCTTTTTTAAGTAATTGAAAAGCTCTATGACCTTTATAACCACAAACCCAACATTGAAATTTTTGAGATAATAAATTAAACGTTAATTTTTTCTTATGATGGTTACAAGAAGGACAAGTAAAAACAGCTTCATCTCCCCCACGAGCAGATTTACTTTTACCTAAAATTGATTCTAGTAATTTTTTTAATAAATCTTCTTTCATTATAAAAATTTAATAAAACCATTTTCTTTAAGATATTCTATATATTCAAATTCTAATTTTAAATTATGTCTTCCTAATCCTTCACGTGCATATTTATCTGATTCATCTTGATTTTTTATAAATTTATTTCCATACCAATGACCTGTTTTAAAACCATCAAAACCAACTAAAGTTATATCATTGTATATTGATCCCATACATACTTTTTCATTTTGTTGTAATATATGGGGGATTAAATAAAATAAAATTTTTATACCTGTTGTTGGTTCTTGGTGTAGGGGAAAACTATTAAAATTATATAATACTTTTTTACAATCTTGTTGTACTTTTGGGGGCATTAAAACTAAATTATTATATTTTTGTTTAAAAATATCATATTGTTTAGGTTCCCCAATAAGTACTTTATTATATCTTTTTACAAGTGTAGGTGAATTACGTTTTAATCCTGATGGTTCTATTGTAACCCATATATCTGTTTTTGTTCCTAAAACTTTTCTATTTGTTCTATTTAGTAATTCATGGTTTCCACCATTATTTATTCTAATAACTACATCATACTTGTCTATTGTTTTTCCTAATTTTCTTTTTTCTAATTCTTTAGATGCTCCTACTATTAAAATTTTATCATCTTTATTTATATTTAATTCATCTGTATGTTCTGTAGATGTTTGATCATATAACAATCTTATAGAAGGATATTCTCCACTTAATCCTGTGTGTAAATGGTTTATTGCTTTTTTTGCATAATAATATGCATTTATTGTATCAAAATTTTCTTTTAATTGAACATCTATCCAATTTGAATTTTTATTTTTATCTTTAAAAGGATCTAATAAATTATTAATATTTTCTCCATTAACAGCATAAACCCACATTCCTGTATTTACACCTGGTTGTCCTATTGTTTTAGATGCTTTAATAAAATAAGGCTCTACATTAACTCCATTTACTCCTCTAGTAGGATTCCCAAAATTAAAGAAACTCCATGTTTTATCAGATAAATTACTTATTATTTCTTCAAATCTATTATCTACTATATCTATATCATCTTCAAATATAATAAAAATTTCATCTTTTTTTATTTTTTTCCATAAAGTTAAATGAGTATCTCTACATGCTCTTGAACCTCTATTAGTTCCAGTGTATTCTTTTTCTCCATCTATAGCTGAAAATCTTTCTGCTTGTATATTATGTTTTTTTAAGACACTTTCTATGTGTTTTTTTCTTTTTATATCTCTATCTAGATTTATATAAAAATATTTTATTTTTTTATTTTTCATTTAAAATCTTTATCAAAAAATTTACCTAATATATTATCATTAAGATATTTATTAGTTTCTAATACCTCTAATATAAACTGCCATTTACATTCTAAGTATGTAAGTTCTTTTTTATTAAAAGCCAACTGTAGTATTTTTCTTTCTAAGTCTTCTTTATTTGCATCTTTTATAAAACTATGAGAACCATAGTAAGTTTTCCAATCGCTTTCCTTTTGTACTCTTTTAAATATAGGAGGACGACCTTTACCTTCCCAAAGTGCTTTTTCTTTTTTGCCTAATTTTTTCTTTAAATTATAAATTAAAGATTTTTTACCAATGTACTTTTTTCCAGTTGGTAAATGAGTTGTTTGATAAATAAAACCGAACGCT